TTGGAAGAATCTAGATTTGATGCAGTTGACTGGTGCGGTGGTGGCCGAGTTTGAGATATTGCCGCCATCTGAGAGGCCAACAGAGATACTTGTGGACAGCATTGGACTTGGCGCCGGCGTGGTTGACCGTCTCAGAGAGTTGAATCTGCCAGCTCGCGGCATCAATGTGAGCGAGTCCCCTGCCATGGGTACGACATACCGCAACCTGAAGGCCGAGCTTTGGTACAAGGCCAAGTCGTGGCTTGAGGCGCGGGACTGTCGGCTGCCAAAGGATGAGCTTCTGATTGCTGAGTTGGCGACAGTCAGGTATTCGTTTACCTCTAACGGCAAGATTCAGATTGAGGGTAAGGATGAGATCAGAAAGCGTGGTTTGGCCTCGCCTGACAAGGCTGATGCTTTTTGCTTGACCTTTGCTTCTGACGCTGTGATTGGCATGATGGGGTCAAAGGCGAGCACGAAGTGGAGTCAACCGTTGAAAAGAAACCTTTCAAGGGTTGCATAATTCGTTTATTCAAGGAGTAACGCATGAAGATGACCAAGGCACAAAAGAAAGTTGGTTCTGTAATGAAGGAGTACAAGGCTGGCACATTGCACTCTGGCAAAGGCGGCAAAGTCGTCAAGAATCCTAAGCAGGCCATCGCCATTGCGTTGTCCGAAGCCAAGATGCCCATGCGCGGTGCGCGTACAGCAAAGAACATGAAGACCAAGGGGATGCGTTAATGGCTACCTTGAAACGCACCATGGATCAGGCCATGGACAAAGACGAGGGTTATGAGGATGGCAAGAGTTGTCCCATAGCCACGCAAGACATCACGCTGAACTTGAAGAATCGCGGCAAGGCAATAGCGTCTGCGAACTACGGTCCTGAGAATCCGAATCTGCCCAACAAGCAGTATTGGATGGAGATGGCTGATGAGTGGGGTGTTGACGCTGAAGACGCGAAGATGAGCCGTTGCGGTAACTGCGCGGCCTTTGATCAGGAAAAGTCGATGCTCGATTGCATTGCCAAGGGCATTGGCGATGAGGGCGATCCTTGGGGCATGATTGAGGCTGGTGACTTGGGGTATTGCGAGATATTCGACTTCAAGTGCGCGGCCAGCCGTACTTGTTCGGCTTGGGTGGTGGATGAAGAAGAGGAAGAAGAGGAAGAGCCAGAGTCATTGCTGACAATCAAGATTGGAGTCAAAGGTGAAGACTAAGTCTGGTTTGTACGCCAACATCCACGCCAAGCAAAAACGCATCGCCGCTGGCTCTGGCGAGAAGATGAACAAAGTGGGATCAAAGGCAGCACCATCCGCTGCTGACTTCAAGCTGGCGGCCAAGACCGCCAAGAAGAAGCCGAAGGCGAAGTAATGAATCCAGAATTGCTAAATTATTTGATGAACACCTTGGGTCTGTCTCAGAGTCAAGACATGGGCAGAAATGTCGGTTTAAAAAACTATTCAGCAGGCGAAGGTCTTGCTTCCAGCGGCTTGCGCCATTCAAGCGGATTCCCAAAAGGCTCTGGCTATTTGGGTAAATTACCAACAACAGATGGAAGGATATCAACAGAGATATCTTCTGAGTCTGATATTGGTGAATATCCATTGATCGTTCCAACGCTGACCAAAGAAGAGTTGGGGTTGCTGTTATCCGATGGCAAGCCAACAGAAGATATTTACAACAAAGCCGAATCTTGGGCAAAGTCAAGACTGAAAAAAGGTGAATCACCTTTTGCGAATAGAACTGGTTTACTTTACCCATACCCCGAATGATCTCTCCCATATGCATTTCAACGGTACACGGCAAAGGTTTGCGGGTGATGCTCACAAGCATTGCCGAGTATTGTCCCGAAGTGCCTGTCTATTTGCGCGGTCCAGAGTCCATCATTGGCGGCTTTGACGCTGACCTTAAAGTCTTTGGTGCACCGCACAATTTCGGTCTTGATTACAACGAGATCATTGACAGAGCCTTTGCCGATGGGTTTGAGTCAGTGATCTGCGCCAATGACGATATTGTGCTGACCCCAACGAGCTACTGTTTGCTGATGCAGGATGTCCGTCAGTTAAAAGAGGAAACCGGCGAACCTGTGGGCTGGGTTTCAGCGCGTTGTGATGCGGCCAGACCTGTGCAAAATATTCGATCAAATCCTTTTGATCAGCAGTTGCACTACTTCAAGTACCCCTATGAAGACGCAATTGTGCCGCTGGAGTGCCCATCCCCTATCTTTGCATGGATTGGCGCTGATGCGTGGAGCGCGGCCAAGTTTCCTCCGCTGAATTGGTACTCCGATGATGTGCATTGCGAGGATTTGAGAAAAGCAGGCTTTCACCATTACCTGAGTCGGTCTTATGTGCATCACATTGGCAGCCAGACTGTGGGCATGAACGGTGACGCACTGACCAAGGCGGCCATTCCATGGCTTTTAAAGAACAGGCCAGACTATGCCAAGCAATGGTTTAACTCTTAATCTGGGTTCGGGCAAGGACTACAAGCCAGATTGCGTGAATGCTGACATTCGCGCTGATGTTGGCGCTGATTGGGTGCTGGATATTTGCAAATTGTCACTAGGTGAAGTCATACAGTCACCAGTTGGGCTGGTGACTATTAAGCCATTTTGCTTTGACAGGATCATCGCCAATGATGTGTTGGAGCACATACCCGATCTGGTGACGGCCATGACCAACTGTCGGGATTTGTTGCGTGAAGGTGGTGAGATGCACATTCATGTGCCCTATGACTTGAGTCATGGCGCGTGGCAAGACCCGACTCATGTGCGTGCGTTCAATGAGAAGTCATGGGTGTATTACTGCGAGTGGGCGTGGTACTTGGGCTGGAAAGGTAGTCGGTTTGAGTTGACGCATTTGCAAATGAGTCTCAGCAATTACGGTGCAAGCCTAGAATTGCCACAAGAAGAGATACTGCGACTGCCGCGAGCAGTTGATTCTATGTATGTGATTTTGAAGAAAGTGCCCTATGAAGACACCCGCGTGGCAGCGTAAAGAGGGAAAGAATCCGAGTGGCGGCCTAAACGCAAAGGGACGCGCCAGCGCAAAAGCCGAGGGCATGAATCTGAAAGCGCCTGTCAAGAGTGGCGACAACCCGCGCAGGGCCTCATTCCTTGCGAGAATGGGCAATATGCCAGGCCCCGAGTACAAGGACGGCGAGCCAACGCGCTTGCTGTTGAGTCTGAAGGCGTGGGGCGCGTCAAGTAAGGCTGGTGCCAGAGCAAAGGCCAAAGCAATTTCTGCAAGGAACAAGAAATGATCAACGATATGCAATTGAGCACTGATGTGGCCGCAGTCAATCCAATGGACGATACCGAGTTGCAAGGCATCGTGGCCGGTGAGCTGGAGGATGCTGTCAGTTACATCGATGCCGACATCTCCCCCATCCGCGCCAAGGGTACTGAGTATTACCGTGGCGACCCCTTTGGCAATGAGGAAGATGGGCGCTCACAAGTCGTGGCCATGGAGGTGCGCGACACTGTTTCTGCCATGCTGCCAAGCCTGATGAAAGTGTTTTTCAGCAGTGAGAATGTTGTTGAATATGTGCCGCGTGGTCCTGAAGATGTGACAGGCGCACAGCAGGCGACTGACTATGCCAATTACATATTCAGCAACGACAACAACGGTTTCATGACCACCTATGCGTTGTTCAAAGACTCGCTGGTGCGTAAGTGCGGCATCGCCAAATACTGGTGGGATGAGGTTGAAGAGGTCAAGATTGAGGATTATTCTGGACTTGATGACCAGACCGTACAAGTCTTGATGCAAGAGGGTGCAGAGGTCAAGATCGTTGTCAGCTATCCAGACCCAATGCAACCAGGCATTCAAAGCATTGATCCAATGACGGGTCAGCCTGGACCTATGCAGCAACCCATGTTGCACGATGTGCAGATCAAGCGCACCACCAAGGATGGGCGCATCCGCATCATGGCTGTGCCACCTGAAGAATTGATACTTGATCGCAGAGCGAGATCATTTGAGGATGCAGGCATCATCGCCCACCGTCAGATGGCCACCGTGGACGATTTGCTGGCCATGGGCTATGAGTTGGACGAGATCGAGGAGAACATCTCCAGCACCGACTTGGACAGCAATGACGAGTATTTGGCGCGTCAGCCATTAAGCACCACCATGGGCGCGGGGGACAGTTTGAATCCTGGCCAGCGCCGTGTTCTCTATGTCGAGTCGTACATCGTTCGATTTGACGCACGACATTCAAGAAATCAAGTCCGAAGTGTTGCGAAATACCTTGGACTCGCTGGCGCAGTCGATCCATCCGCGCACAGCAGTGGTGGAAGGTCAGGTCAATATTGACGATGTACTCAACAACGAGACAGGCGCAATTATTCGCATGAGAGCGCCAGGCATGGTGCAACCGTTCTCCAGCCCATTCGTTGGACAGGCCGCGTTTCCCATGCTGGACTACATGGACGCAATGCGCGAAGACCGTACTGGCATGAGCAAAGCCGCCATGGGGCTTGATCCTGACGCATTGCAGTCAACCACCAAGGCTGCTGTGGCGGCCACAGTGAGCGCCAGCCAAAGCCGCTTGGAGTTGCAAGCCCGACTCTTGGCCGAGGGCATGAAGAAGCTCTTCAAGGGTATTTTGTATTTGATGACCACCCATCAGGACAAGCCTCGGATGATTCGTTTGCGAAATGAGTGGGTGCAGATTGATCCGCGTGTTTGGAACACATCCATGGA